ATGGGTCTGCCTTTCCATACCGATTCTTCACTGGTGCTATGGCAATAAAGCCAGGGGCATCAGTACCCACGGTACAGATTAAAGCAGGTAACTGTGCAACCATACCCTGCAGAGCAGAGCGTGGTTGGCACGGTGTACCTGTGTAGGACTCCTTCGTATGATGAAGCACTACAACAGCAGCGTTAGTATCTCTTGCGAGGTACTTGAGTTCTTTCAGAGTTGAACGCATGTTCGCAAACTCTTCTCCCCCATCATTAGCGATATCCATAAGGTTATCAATAACAATGAGCGTTGGCGAACAGCCCCACAACTCCTCGAAGGCAGACACCTCTTGGTCAAGGTCATCAAGCGTTGGGCTTGACTCGAATGACCAAAAGATGTGCCCCGAGTTTTCGTTGATGGTCTTACGACTACCAGCAACATCAGACTCAAGCATGTGTTCTGCATCAGTCTGAGGCTTGCCAGTAATCATAGACAGCAGGCGCATAGCCATAGTATGAGCGTTAGTATCAGCGCTCACATACAGTGTTGGAACCTTAGCACGAAGTGCAAGGGCTAAAGCAACGGAAGACTTGCCAGCACCAGGTGTACCAGCAATCATCGAAATTTCGGCACGTCGAAATACGATTTTGTTAATATCAAAGGTACGAAAGACTGTCGGTAGCGGTTCGCCACCTATGTCCTTCGAGCCTACGGCGCGGGCAAGTGTTCTCATTGTTTAGAAACTGTTCCATTCTGCATCGCCACGGCGAAGCCATACTGGTTCGCACTGGTCAGGAGTTCCCTTAGGAGAAGGGCACATGTATGCCTTCCAAGGTCCCTTCGCACCAGAGCCTGTACGCTGTGACATTACACCATGCTTACAGGATTTACCAGTCGGACCTACAGTGGATGCAGGAGTTTGTGTTGGATGTGCAGTGTGGTCCACTTGTACGTTAGGAAACGCAGCGCGGATGTTTTCTGTTGCTTGCGATAGGTTAGATGGTGCACCGTAAAGTGACTTGCCCATCTCTGCTAGTAGGTCTTGTGATTCTGTCACTCCTACTACTGATTCAAGTGCCTCGCAGAAGCCCGCGTATGTCTCATGTGCGACTACGAAGATTCTTCCGTCAGGCAACTTGCTACTGACTTGGAAATTACCAGTCATTGGTTTTTCTCCTTTTCTTGTTCATATTTGAACCCTATGTTGTCCCATGCATCAATCATGTCGTCGATGCTTCTTAGCACTGGAACGATGCTAGTTAGTAACGTGTCCATTAACGTACTTACAAGCAGATACTACACCACATCTGCCACAGTTAGACAAGTTAGGCAAGAAGACTGTATCTTTTCTAGCCCTATCAAAAGTATTGAGGATATCCTCTACGCGTTCAGGATGCAAGTTATCAAGGCTCCATAGAGTCACATGACCAGTACGTGCATCCCAGAAGCCTGCTCGATGAACAGAAATCCCTTGCTTCTGCAGTGCCCACGCATAGACCGCTAGTTGCAAAGGATGCCTCTGGGATGACGCACCTGTTTTGATATCGAGGAGCACCCGATTCCCCTCGAAGTCGACCATAACGCGGTCAATTGCCATCTTGACTGTCGCGTCTTCTATCTCTATCTCATACTGCTTTTCAACAAAATCTTCGTAGACAGACCAGTTCTTGCGGAACTCAATCCACTTCTCTAGCATCCAGATGCCCTCACCATACCACCATGACATGTCTTCCTTCTTGGCGTATTGCCAATGTTGCATGTCACCATGTAGTGCCTCATCTTCGGCTACTTGGTCAAACCATACCTTGTTCCAGATATCCTCAGAGGTTCCACCCTCAAGGTCATAGACTTCGGTTGCTTTATGGACGGCTGTACCGCCAGTGAACCATACGGCATGAGGCTCTGATGCGCCCTCTACCTTGGTTAGATAATACTTCCAGCCACATTCTTGCCATGTGCTGAAAGAGGAATAGGAAATATGCTTTGGTAATGCGTTCATGAAAGCAGTGTAACACACCTACTTTGACCCCGCTGGTTATACGACACGGGTTTCTTAAATCCTGCCTGAGTCCTGATTTTAAGAAACGCCCCCCTACCCCCCATAAAAATTAATGGTGGTTCAGGGAGTTGGATTCAGACGTTGCCGTCATCCTTCATTTGAAGTTTCCGCCCCACGGTTGCCCGCCCGAATATGATACACTAAGCACATGCAGAAACGAATACGAAACACTTGGATTAGTTATGGGCGATTCTCTGGATTTGCCCTAGGATTTAATATCAGCAAATATAGCATTGGACTAGAACTAGGGTTCTGGTACATAGCATTGGAGTTATGATGGCTACATACGAATACGAATGTCCTGGCGATGGTGAACTGGTCCTGGTAACAAGAGGGATGACTGAGCCAGAGGGTGAGTACTTCTGTGAGACCTGTGGAGATAAGATGCGCCGTGTCTTTAATGCACCGCCTGTCAAGTTTAACTCCACAGGATTCTATTCAACAGGCGGATAAACAGAAAAAACCCCCCATCTTAGTATTTCTACTAAAACAGGGGGTTTCTGGTAGGCAGAGCCTACTTCTTTAAGCCAAATTCCTTTGCTGACTTGTCAAGGTACTTAGCGGCAGGTCCAACAAAACCAGCGATGAAGGCGTAAACCAGCACCTTTGGGTCTGTCTCTCCTGCCATGTATAGAGCCACTACTGCAGCACCTGCTGCACGAGCATAGGTGAGTCCTACTTGCTTAAGGGTATTGATATCCATGGTTCTCCTTTACTTAATGTATCTTAGCCTTTACTTAAGACTTAAATACAGGCTTGCCAAATCCTACCACATAGACTGGTAGAGACTTCTTGAGAGCCGCGCCGTTCTTCTTCTTGTAGGCACGCTTCTTCTGGCATACTTGACCGCCATTACGCTGGTCGCCCTTCTTATCTGGGGCTGTGTTGCCTTCGATGCAGGTTACAGTTCCGTCTCCGTTGTCTCGAACCACGATTCCAACATGTGAGATACGGTCAATCCCATCCCCAGGAAAATCGAAAAATACGATATCGCCAGGAAGCGGAGTCGCTTCTTCTGCTGCTTCCCATTGGTCTTTCTTGATGAAAGCCTGAGCACCAGCAAGCGTGCTAACAACTGATGGAATCTTGAGACCGACTTCATTTGCACACCAATTCACGAAAGAGCCACACCAAGGCAGGAAGTTAGCCTTAGTGAAAGCACCATACTTAGTTTCATTATCCTTTGGACCTTCGATGACGCCGATTTCTGCTCGGGCTGCCATGATGAATTGATTACGCTGTCCCATTACTCACTCGCTTTCTTGTCAACCTTCGCAAAGGCTGCGTTGATTTCTTCTGCTGTCAGATTTCCATCTGCTAGATAGAAGCGGGCTAGGGCTTCAAGTACTCGTGCTGCACCTAGTGCACCAGCGAGAGTTGCTGCCTGCCATACTTCAATTCCTACTAGGGAACCTGCCCCAATAACTCCAAGAGATTCTGCTGCGATTACAGCAAAGATTCTCATGAGTACGTTCTTCAATGTATCCATTATTCGTCCTTCGGGTTTCGTAGTTTGAATGTGACTGCCCAGATAACTGTTGAGCCTGCGATTGCATACCCAACAACTGTCTTGGCAGAACCATCAAGGACTACCCAGGCAATAAACATGCCTAGGAGAGTCCAGAGTTGATTTGCTATGTCTGAAAAGAAGTTCTTCATGGATTCCTCCGATACGTGGCGGCTGCACTTGCAGCAGTGACTGCGGCTTGTGCCGCGATTTGTCCCACGATGACGGCAGCGACAACTGTCTTCTCTGACTCTGCGCGTTCTTCGGGGCTCATGTCAGCACCAATGCTTGTTATTGCTAACAGTGCTTGGGCTGGGTCTGTAAAGATTGCATTGAGAAGTTCTGCAGGGTTCTCTAGGACTACTAGGGCTGCAGCGACTTCTGCTGTGATAACTACTTCGTTGCCGTTCTCATCTTCACGAACTTCAACGGGTGTTGCGGGTGGTAAATCTGAATAGGTCAAACCTGCTGCTTGAATTGCATCTGCAGTCACTGGCTTATCACCAGCCTGTTCAATGATTGCCTGTGCTACAATCTGTTTTTCTTCATCCGTAGCATTCTTATCAGCAACAGGAGGCGCATCTTGGATTGGTTCAGGCATAGGTGGAGCAA